TCCTCTAATGCAGGATATATGGTAGACACTACCCATTTCTTAATCTCCGAACGCCTTTCAGGTGTTTTGGTATTTAATTCAGATTCAAAGTCATCAAGTATGATTCCAGTATAACGTACATCAAGTTCTGAACGGCCACGCAGTCGCTGTGAAGTACCCTTAGCTATCATTCTATCGCCCTTGGCAGTAACAATATCCTTTTCAGTCCACCTGTTGCCATGTACATCTCCAGCCATTTCACCAAAATAGTACCTTATGAACTTATTTACTTCCAAATGGGTCTTAACATACTTCAAGTGGTCAATAGCCTGTCCCTGTTCTTCAGCAATCCAAGCTATAAACTGTTGCTCGGACTTAGCACTAAACAGCATCTTATGCAGAATTGCTGCTTTTGACAGTATTGACTTACCAAAGCCACGCGGCAGTATATTACATATCCTTGCGCCGGGTTTAGTGCTAATCAGCTTATTAGCTACTTCAGTATGAAATTCTGGGGAAGTACTCTTATTAAGAAAGTCCTTTGGCAAGAATGCCCTGCCAAAGTATATTAAATCAGAATATGAATTAGCCAACACCTCATCGGCATGCTTCATTTCTGAAGGAGATGGGTTTATATTAAATTTATTGACCTTATCCAATTTATTAATTTAAATATACTGTAAAGTACTGGTATCGTTACTATCGGCTTTATCGGTATCAAACAAGCCATTATCATTATTGCATATTTCATTTTCTTCCTTTTTTTCTATAATATCAATATCGAGCCAATCATCAAACCAACTTTCTATCATGACAGGCCCACTACATTGTTTATTTTGCTGGTATTGGCAAATATCAGTATATCGCCGTCACCATAGACTGAATGACAGAATCTACAATAATAACTCCTAGGAACTCCATTTTCCTCGAATATTATCATTTTGTCATTATCAGTCACACTACGCTCGCATACAACGCAATTATCAATATCAGTATCCACTACAGGCATACTGTCTATAGATACATCGCTAAAACCGTCTTTAAGCAGAATCTTTTTCTCCATGAGAAATCAATTTAACGCTGGCACCTCCAAGCTGAGCCAGCTTTTCCTTAGTAAAGCCCTCAAATACAGCAAGAGACTCGGTCTTCTTTTCTTTTGGAAACATGCCAGCTATTTTCATAAGCATCTCCAACGCCCTTAACCTATCTGAATCCCTAGCGCTTTCTTTATCAACTATCGTTTTTGCTGTCTCAAGCAAGTAATCTTCATCTATACCTGCTTTCAGCATAGATTGTTTTATTTCTTCACTAACCAATTTACTAACCCTTTCTGTTTTTAACAAGATTGTCGCCTGATTTTTAGCGTATACTTCCTTTTCTGTGGGATATACCTTCAAGTAAGCGTCAGTAGGATTCATACCGCTAGCAACATATTTAGCGAACAGGCGTTCTCTTTTTGTCAAATTAGGCTTATTAACCCTATGCACAGTACTATTTTCATGTTTTGACATACTATATATATTCTTGGGAGGAACTCCAGACATAAGGTGCTTACGCTCACTATGCCGTGTACCAAGTACTGTAGTAACCAATTCTCCGCCGCTTTTCATAGATAGACGTTTTATAATCCTGCATATCTGTCCGTCATCAGTAAGAGTCCAACTTTCAGTAGGGGCATCACGCCAGTTATCATATACATAGTCTTCAGGAAATAGTTCCCTAAACTCATCCATGTCCGCAAACACAGGCTCTTGATTACCTTTTACTAATTTATACCGCGCCACTCCCGACCTTATTATTTATTATTTCTTAGCTTTTTAAGCATTTTGCCTCCGGACGCGGCTTTATTACCGTCTATCTGCTTGCCCCATAGAAATGTCTTACCATTTACTATGTCAACAACCTCAAGACGAAAATCTCCATTAGGAAACCAATCTGCTACACCAATAGCATGTGCCCAGTTAACCTGACGGTTATTAAGCCACATATTAGTCTCCTTGGACATATCTTTCAGACAACCCATAGAAAAAGCATGATGAGCCCCATCTACATGGGTAACTCCAGCACGCTGTACGTCATGAGTATGTCCATATACTATATTCTTACCTAAATTCATCGTATGCTGTCTAGTATGGTTAATTGTTGAATAATGACCACCGTGGTAAAAGTACAATTTACCGATACGCATCAACTTTCCATAGGGATAGTACTTATATCCCCTAGAATCAAGATTCATTACGTTCTTGTACCTATACTTAGACAAATACGGATACTCCTCAACAAACATATTCAGCCAATTATCATGGTTTCCTTCAATCATGTGTTTTTCTTCGCATTTTACCTTTTTCAGCGCCTTATCGAACAAATCAAGACCAGCATTTACTTTAGCAGCCTCAATCTCTAGGTCTTCAATAACGTATTCGAGAGGAGGGCGCCGGCGTCTTTTGTACTTAAATGGTGAAACGCTCTTCCACTCTCCCAAATCGCCTAAACAGACGAATATGGTGGGTTTTACTATTGAAATGGCCTCTAAGGCGCAGTTTATGGCAGCATCATCCTGAAGTGGAAAATGCACATCAGGTATGATTATAGCCCTACGCTTCTTGTTTTTCTTTGTTTTTATCATTTTTCCTACTATATAATACTATCTTATTGTTTTTGCGGGACATATCGGTAGCAACGTCATCTCTAAGCATACCAATAGCTATTTTCCCGCCTTTTTCTTTAAAATCTTCAGCGCCCTTACCCATTGCTTCTACGACTACTAAGTGGCGTAAGTTGCAATCACAGCACCATAAGTAAAAATGTGCCTCAGCGTCAACCGCAAACGCTTCATCGTCAAATGTCCTAATATTCATTTCTTATACCCGGTATCACTACTTGTTCAAAATACTGGCAATCATCAGCTTGGCAGGGTTTATCAGCATATTTCTTGTCTATTTTCTGATATACAGTATCGTCTACCCTTTTCATCATGGCGCCTATGCATATATTGTTTACCCAGTTACAGCAGTACTGTTTAGCTTGCATCAACTTTTTCTTCTTGTCAGCTTCATACACAAGGCAAGTTAAGCAAAAATAATGAAAATGTCAAATCCAGTGATTTCTATTATATAATAGTACTATATATATTATATATATAAGCGCTATACTATATACTATTTCTTCTATGTACTATACTATTACTTATACGCTACAAAAACTGGAAAAAATTTTATATAATATTTTTTGGTGGTAAAAGCGCTGAATTTAAGGGAAATAGGAAAAATAGGGGTACTATGTGTGTGGGTCTTTACAGTGCCCCCGACCCCGGTCATTTGGTTTTCCAGTCGGGGATATTTAGGTTGAAAAAAGAATGTCGTATAATATATATTATGTATAGAATAATTAGAACTTTTACTGTTTACTATCTGAAAAGCACTGCTCCAAATATTATTTCTTGTTTAGTATCATCGCTAGCGTTAATATTCATTGATGTCAATCAATAAAACAAACAAAGGAGAACAGATGTCAATAATAAAATACACCAATGCTATGGTAACACAGGTAAAACTAATTTACACTGAAACTAATAGTGAAGGTGAAAAAGAGCTTAACCAAGTGAAATTTGATACTTGGAAGGCTGAACAAGAAGCACTTGGTAATACTTTCCCAACTGGTAAACGTGGCAAGGTAGTAGACACCAAGGAGTTGACCAACGTGAAGGATGCTATATATGCTTCACTTAAAAAACTCCCTCATGTAGCTACATCAGGCAAGAAAGGCTATATATATGATGATATAGGGCAATTAGTCGAGGCTCAGCTATTACTTAGGGTAGTAGAGGCTAATAAGGGAGGTGTAACACAGAAGAGATTCGATAATATTAGCAAAGCTACCAAGGAGGGTATGAATAAGACTACACCCAAGAAGAAGAAGAAGTAATATATAAAACAAACTTCTTTTCCTATTAAGAGGCTAGTCATATATTTGGCTAGCCTTTTTTTATGAAATATATTAAAGATACACATACCTCACACGCTAAAACCCTCGGAAGCGATGCCTAGCATAAAGTTATCGCTCAACCAAGACTATTTAACGCTAATCACTAGAGGTAACGCT